AAACACGCAAGAGATATTGATAATATTCGTACCCAAGCTGACGCACAAACTAATATGAAAATCATAGAAAATAGTTTAAATAGTAAAAGTTCAGCTAATAATCCAACAGTCTCTAATGGATTAACACAGGAGTAACTTGTTTAATATAAAATAACATGCTAAAAATAGGATACTGGTTTTATAATCAGTATCCTATAATTTTATTTAAGCAATTCTACACGTAATGGTGGGAGACACAGGAAATAAACATGTCACAATTAGAGAATGATATCCAAGAAATCCAAGTAACTATTTCAGACTTACAAGAAGTGGTAAAAAAGCGTGAAGCGTTTTTACGATTAAAAGATAATAAAGATTTTAAAACTATTATTGAAAATGGTTATTTTGAAGAAGAAGCTGTTAGGCTTGTTAAATTAAGATCAGAATCTGGTTATGAAAGTCCAGAAGTACAAGAACGTTTACTAAAAGAAATAGATGCTATTGGTGCATTCTTCCAATATTTAAAAGGCATTAATTTACTTGGTTTACAGGCAGAACGTGAATTAGCTCGTAATAAAGAAACATTAAACGAGTTAGAACAAGAGTCTGCAAAATTGGAAGAGGTGTAATGTATGTCTGAAGATATTACTAATACATTAGAAAAAGAAGATTCTTCTTTATTAAATATGGAAGATTCTGAATTTGAATCTATGGATTGGGAAACTACTACAGAAGAAGAAGACAATGATTCTTTTGAAGATAGTGAAGAAGAGAATGAACAAGATGTAGACGATACTTCTGAAGACTCGGAAGATACAGATGTAGAAGAAGAAGAGAATACTGATACAGATGAATCTGAAGAAGATTTAGATAAAGAAGAAGAGTCAGAAGAAGAAGATGATACATCGAAAGATGATGATGAAGAAGAGTCATCTAATAAAGCTCAAGCAGAGCTAGATAAACTATTTGCACCTTTTACAGCTAACGGTCAGGAAATGAAAGTTGAGTCTGTAGAAGAAGCAATAAGACTAATGCAGATGGGTGTTGGTTTCCAAGCTAAGATGGCTGGATTAAAACCTAATCTTAAACTTATGCGAATGTTAGATAACAATGATTTGCTTGATGAAAGTAAATTATCTTTTCTTATAGACTTGCATAAGAAAGAACCTGATGCTATTAGTAAGCTAATAAAGGATAGTGGTATCAATCCTTTAGATGTTGACGTTGATAAGGCTGATGAATATAAACCCAATACTTACACTGTCGATGATAAAGAATTAGCTATTAGTGAAGTTATTGAAAACATCCGTGGAACCAATAACTCTGATAGAACTCTTGATGTCATCAGCAATAAGTGGGATGAATCCAGTAAACAAGTTATTGTAGAGAACCCGCAAGTAATTCAGGTAATCCATGATCATATTAATAATGGAATATATGATAAAATTAACTCTGAAATTACAAGACGTAAAGCTCTTGGACAATTAACTGGATATTCGGATATACAAGCATATAAGTATGTAGGTGATATTTTACATGCAGAAGGTAAGTTAGGAGATGCTCCTACAAAAGAAAACCCTGCCCCTGAAACTGTTGTTGAAAAACCTAGTGCTAGTAAAAATTCCAACTCAAAGCTGAAAAGTCGTAAAAGGGCTACAGGTGCGCCTAAAGCCACAAAAAGAGTTAAACCTAAACAAGATTTTAATCCTTTAGAACTATCGGATGAAGAGTTTGAAAAGTTAGGTTTATAAAATTATAAATTTATTATCGTAAGGTAAAAACAATGGCTAACGAAAGAATGTATAACGATCCTGCCGGTGGTACGGATTCAGATATTGGTAAACAATTTAATACTTTTAAGTATAAGAAAAAAGCGTTAATTGAAATTGTAAAGGAACAGTATTTTACACAGCTTGCTGATGTAGAAGCTATGCCTAAACATTTTGGTAAAACGATTAAGCGTTATCACTACATGCCTTTACTAGACGATCGTAACATTAACGATCAAGGTTTAGATGCTTCAGGTGCTAGTTACGCAAATGGTAACTTGTATGGTTCAAGTAAAGACGTAGGTGCAATTTTAGGTAAACTTCCTGCTTTGTCTGAAACTGGTGGTCGTGTTAACCGAGTTGGTTTTACTCGTTTAGAACTTGAAGGTTCAATTGAGAAGTTTGGTTTCTTCGAAGAGTACACACAAGAGTCACTAGACTTTGATACTGACGAAGACCTAGAAATGCACGTTAACCGTGAAATGCTTCGTGGTGCTAACGAAATTACAGAAGACGCATTACAAATTGATTTGTTAAATGCTGCAGGTGTAGTTCGTTACGGTGGTGAAGCTACTTCAGTAGCTACGGTTACAGGTGAACAAGGTGCAACAGCATCTATTATCGATTATGAAGACCTTATGCGTCTTGCTATTGATTTAGATGATAACCGTTGTCCTAAGAATACTCAGGTAATTACTGGTTCTCGTATGATCGATACTAAAGTAATTAGTGCTGCTCGTGTTCTTTACATTGGTTCTGAACTAATTCCTATGGTTAAGCGTATGGTTGACCTACATGGTAATCCTGCATTCGTAGACGTTAAACACTACGCAGAAGCGGGTAATACTCTACGTGGTGAGATTGGTTCAATTGATCAATTCCGTATCGTAGTAGTTCCTGAAATGATGCATTGGGAAGGTGCAGGTGCAACTGAAACTACTAATGATGGTTATCGTGCTACTGGTGGTAAATACGATGTATTCCCAATGTTAGTTGTTGGTTCTAAGTCGTTTACTACTATTGGTTTCCAGACTGACGGACAATCAGTTAAGTTCAAGGTTTATAATAAGAAGCCAGGTGAACAAACTGCTGACCGTAACGATCCATATGGCGAAATGGGCTTCATGTCTATTAAGTGGTACTACGGTACTATGATTTTACGTCCTGAATGGATTGCTGTAGCAAAATGTGTAGCTGAAATCTAAGATTAAGCTAAAC